TACCGTCTGACCAGGTATCGGCAGTCATGGACACATTCCGTCGAGCTCGTCGCGAACGCTCAACCGCTTACATCGAGGGACCAATCAAGCTCGAAGTCGTTGGCATGGATTCAGCTCAAATGCAGCTCGTCGAAGCTCGTCAGCACTTATCTAGCGAGATCGCTCGACTAATGGGTATCCCGGCATGGTATTTGAATGCCGAAAACGCCAGCGCGACATATTCCAACGTAGCCTCCGAACGTCGAAGCCTTGTCGATTTTGGTCTACGCAACTATCTCACCGTCATCGAGGATCGTCTATCGATGGACGATGTAACTCCTCGAAATCAGATTGTCCGCTTTGATCTTGACGACTTCCTAAGAGGTAACGCAGTCGAGCGCGTTGACATGTCTATCCGCCTTTACGAGTCCGGTGTAATTACACGCGACGAGGCCCGTGAGTTTGTTGATTTATCTCCCGCAGGATCGCAGGAATCCAACGACAACGGCATCACGCCGCCGTCCCAAACTAGAGAGACGCCGTTTTTATGAGACTAGATTTTAGTACCTCCATTACAGCCGCCGACGCTAAGACCCGCACCATTTACGGCCAGATTGTGCCGTTTGGTGCCGTAGGTTCGACAAGCTTGGGTCCGGTTATCTTTGAAGCCGGTTCGCTACACATTGGCGAAAACGTAAAAGTCCTTTTAGAGCATGACGGACGCCGTCCAGTTGGCAAGCTTGTCAGCCATTCCGCTAATCCTGCCGGCATCATGGGCGAGATGAAAATCAGCCAAACCACCGCCGGATCTGATGTCCTAGTTGAAGCCGCAGACGGCCTACGCGATGGCATTAGTGTCGGGGCCAACATAATCGAACACACAATCAAAGACGGACAAATCATTGTCTCGTCCGCCGAACTTGTCGAGGTGTCATTAGTGACATCGCCGGCATTTGACGCAGCTCGCGTCACAAAGGTCGCGGCATCCGCCGACGATGAAACCGAAACGATCGAGGAGATCGAAATGACTGAACAACCAATCGAGGTAATCGAGGAAGTTGCCGAAGTTGAGGCATCAAAGATCGAAGCCTCGACATTTGGTTCACCAATCTTTACCCAACCGCGCGAACTGCCTATGCTTACAGCCGGCCAGTACGCTCACAAAATGCTATCCGCCCAGCGCGGCGACCGCGATGCGATGGATTTCGTAACCGCAGCCGGTGAAGCAACAACAACAAACAACGCAGGCCTAATCCCAGTGCCTTACATGCGCGAAGTAATCGGCGTTATCGATTCATCTCGCCCATTCATCGACAGCATCGAACGTCGCGCACTTCCAGACGCCGGTATGTCTTTCCGTATTCCACGTCGCACAGTAGCTCCGACAACTGCCGAGACTGACGAATTGGGTACCCCATCAGATACAGCGATGCAGGTAGACGATCTAGTAGTTGACGTAGTTAAGTTTGCGGGTCAAAACCGCGTATCGATCGAGCTTTTGGAACGCTCTGACCCGTCTTACTTGGACGAAGTCTTGCGTAATCTTGCAGCATCATACGCACAGCAGACCGATCTATACGCTTTCACTGAGGGCGTTGTAGGTTGCGGCGCATCAGGCGGCACCGGTGTCGTTGCAGCTATCGCAGACGCAATCAGCGATTCAGGCGTAGTAATGCGTAAGGATCCAAACCGTCTATTAGTTGGCTCATCCCAATACGCTGCAATCCTTGCAGACGTAGACGATGCAGGTCGTCCACTATTCACCGCAACAGGTCCAACCACAAACGCAGCCGGCCAGATTTCACGGTCAGCCGGTTCCGTAATGGGTCTAGACCTAGTCAAGGATTACAACATTGGCGCAACCAATATCCTTGCTTACCCAAGTGACTACGCAGCATTTTACGAAAGCGGTACCGCTCAGGTACGCGTTAACGTAATCGACACCATGACCGTTGAAATTGCGGTCTACGGTTTCGTTGCTCTAGCCAACAAGTACCCGACAGCTATGCGAGCAATCACAGTTAGCTAGTCCCCCCCGTGATGGGGGTCGTTTGGTCCTGATCGGCCCCCATCACCTCCCTACTCGAAAGGAATAAAATGTCCCTCATCGATATCGATGATTTCAAAGCCGTCTTAGGCGTTGGAGACATTTACCCAGACGCGACCCTAGAGGGCGTCATGGATTCCGCAGAGTTGACCCTTAAAAGTTTCCTTAACTTGCACCGAGCCTCAATCGTGGCCGTCGAGCTTAAAGATAACGTCGCTCGTTTTTGGACGCGCACCGCGCACGAATACAGCGTCGGACAACAAGTAGACATCACCCGCGTCGGCAACCCATTCAACGGTACCCGCACAATTACCAAGGTCTACAAAGATCAATTCCAAGCAACCATCACATCGGCAGACGTAGTCAAGCGCGTTAATAAGCCGGATGGCGATTGCGTACTAAATGGCCAAGAGTCTTATTATGACGACATCCCGCAGATTCGCGAGGCCGCTCTGATGATTGCCGTCGATCTCTGGAACGCTCGTCAGAGCGCACAAGGCATCGCACAAGACGCAACATTTGCCCCGGGTACTCCGTACCGAATGGGACGAAGTCTCGTCACGCGTGTCTCTGGCCTTATTTCGGGCTATCGTGACCCTAGTAGCATGGTCGGATAATGGGAGACATTACAACCGCCCGGACTGCAATCAAAACCGCACTAGAGGCAACCGGATACATCGTCTACGCTTACCCGGCCGAAAACATGTCGACACCTTGCATCGTGCTAGTCCCGGGCTCGCCTTATATCGAAATCAAATCGATTGGCAGCTCGCCACGTTTAGGCGGAAACTTTGACGTCACGTTATGCGTCGCAGCTAACGACAACCAAGCCGCGTTAGTTAACCTCGAAACCATGATCGAAACGGTATTATCTGAATTACCGTCCGGGATTGGGATCGGGGACTTTACCCAACCCAAAATCTCGCAGGTCGGACCGACCGACTTGTTGACAACTGACATCACAATAGATGTCACTATATAAGGAGCCAAAATGGCACTCGAATATGTAACAGGTCGGGACCTATCCTTGACCATTGATGGCGATACTTATAATGACGTCGCCGCATCTGTAACCCTTACAGTTACACCAAACCAGCAAGTCCTTGAAACACTTGCAGGTCGCGCATACAAGACAATCGACTACACCGCGACACTAGATGTCGAGTTGTACCAGGATTGGGGCAGCACCACACCGGCCTCCGTTTGTGAAGCTCTATTCGATGCAGCCGGCGCAGCCGGTGACACTGGCATCGCTTTCAGCTTTGATGCTAACGGATCCGTTTTCACCGGTGACGTTTTCCCAGTATTCCCAACATCAGGCGGCGCAGCTACCGACGCTCTTACAACATCGATCTCATTCGTTGTCGTAGACGGCATCGTTTCCCGAGCATAATCAAAGGATCAGGACCAAAAAATGAAAATCAACATAAAACTGAATCACCAAAAAAATGGCGAAATGAACATCGTCACGCTACCGGCGGATCTCATGAAATGGGAACGGATTACAAAGTCCAAAATGACCGATCTTTATGAGGTCCGTCGGGTAGATGGCGAGGATCAAATCAAAGTCAATCTAGGCTTCGAGGATTTGATGGCGATGGCGTGGAGCGTGTTAAACCGCACCGGGCAGACGACCGACAAGTTTGAGGCATGGGTTAACGAGTTGGAATCCATCGAGCTAGTAGGTATTGATGAGCCAAACCCCACCCAAGCGGCAGCATCGGACGAACAATAGCCGCTCTTGCCGTTGACGGTACGATCCGGGTCGAGCTCTCGGATCTAGATTGGGAAATGCTAGGGACCATTTTAGAGGTACGGAACGAGATGTATAAAAGGAGTTAAACGTGGACGATTATATCTTTATCGATGATCGTGAAGTCCGCGACCTCCTAGACGCCTTGGGCAGCTTTGAAAAGGCAGCCAATCGCGACATGAGACGTCAATCCGAATACATTGCCGAGGAAATTATGGTCCCGGCATTTCGCTCGGCCATTAGCTCACACGCTCCCGGATACGCTCGTAAATTAAATCAATCGATCCGCACAAAGCAAGACCGTATCCCATCTGTTCGGATTGGTAACTCTAGCCGTTACAGCTCACGCGGAAATCTAAACCGTCAAGGCTCCGGCGTTTACTCCGGCGGCGCGACGACCAATATGATCCGCTTCGGTACTATTCAGGGCCAATACACCGCTCGATCTGGACGCACTCAATTTTGGGCCGAGGGCATCCGTCCGGGATGGACAGACACCGCCGAATCGTCATATTACGAGCCGGCTTTTGCCGAATGGACCAAGCAAGCGAATAAACTTATTAACGACTGGAACCGAGGCAAGGATTACTAATGGCAACTAAAGGCATTGGCCGTCCGTTAACGATCCTCTTAACGGCAGATACTTCGGGCCTTGGCAAGGGATTAACCGACGCTCAAAAAAAGCTTCAAAAGTTTGGCGGGCAGTTAGAGCAATTAAGCCGACAAGCGACCATCGTTTTTGCAGGCGTAGCCGCCGCAGGATACAAGGTAGTCCAGTCCGCCTCCGACCTTAACGAGTCGATCTCTAAATCTAATGTCATTTTTGGCAGTAGCGCGAAAGCGATCCAAGCATGGGCAGCAACCGCCGACCAAGCTCTTGGACTATCCCAAACCGCAGCTCTTGAAGCCGCCGGCAATTTTGCAATTTTGGGCCAGTCTGCCGGACTTACAGGCGCGGAACTTGCGACATTCAGCACCGACCTAACCGGCTTGGCCGCCGACCTAGCCTCTTTCAATAACACCTCTACCGATGAAGCGATTACAGCATTGGCCGCCGGCTTGCGTGGCGAGTCCGAACCGTTGCGCCGATTTGGAGTTTTACTCTCTGAAAATGCTGTCCAAGCTAAGGCGATGGAGATGGGCTTGGCAGCTACCGCCAAGGAGCTCACCGATCAAGATAAGGTCCTAGCTCGTAACGCTCTGATTTTGGAGCAGACGACATTACAACAAGGCGATTTCGCTCGTACAGCCGACGGGGCAGCCAATCAACAAAGGATTTTATCCGCAGAGATTGAAAACTCACGGGCCAAGATTGGCGAGGGATTACTCCCGGCATACAAAGACCTCCTAGGCGTATTGGTAAACGTAGCCGATTGGGCAGGTAAAAACTCAACGACGGTGCGTAATCTTGGCGTAGCCGTTGGCGTATTAGCGGCCGCAGTGATTGGTCTTAATATTGCGTTTAAGGTTGCAACGATCACCGTCCAAGCATTTACAGCCGTCGCCGCAGCTTTACGACTTGGATACCTGACACTTGCCGCCGCTACCGGCAGCGCAACCGCCGCGCAAGTATTGGCCGAGTTAACTTACAAGGGCTCTCGATCCGCCGTTATCCTTTACACAATCGCGCAGGCAGCTCAAAACGCCGTCACCTTGGGATTGATTGGCAGCGTTAAGGCTTTAACCATTGCCCTATTGTCCAACCCATTTACAGCCGTCGCAGTAGCAGCCGCCGCCCTTGTAACGGTCCTATACAAGCTCTGGCAAAATACCAAGGCAGTCCGCGAGGAGTCCGAGGCCGTTGCCCAAGCTTTGACAGATACCCGCAAGGAAACCGAAGCCGACGTATTATCCGCGAAACGCCATGTCAAGGCCAGAGAGGGCCAAACCAAGGCGACCAACGATTTAACCGTTTCAACCGACACGGGAGCCGCCGCATCTAAAAAGGCTACTAAGGCAGCAAAAGAGGAAGCCGCAGCCGCCGAGGCAGCCGCCAAGGCCAAGGAGGAGCAGGAAAAGCGACTTCAAAGGTTTACAGGCGAGCTACAAAGACTTCAAGGTGAACTAGACGCAACAAAGACCGCGCAGGAAAACTACGCGCAGTCCGTCAAGGATTCCATTACCAACCTCGTCGACTTATCTGATGCTTTCGCAGACAAGGGCGAGGGATCGTTTATCGATTCGTTACGCAAACAAGCCGAGGCCGCTAGGTCATTTGGTGGCAAGGTCGGGGAACTTTTAACCAAGGGCCTTAATCGGACTTCGATAGATAACATTTTGCAAGCCGGAGCCGAAGTTGGATCTCAAATTGCCGACGAAATCCTTGCAGGTGGCGCGGGAACGATTGGCGAAATCAATGATCTAGTCGCAGCCGTTGAAACTAGCGCGTCTCAATTAGCCGCAGCGACTTCGGCCAAGTGGTTCGATGCAGGCGTGGCCCAGGGTCAAGCAATGGTCGACGGCATCATCGCAGCCGCCGCAGCCGTTGGACTTGCTTTCGTGGATGGTCAACTTGTTATCCCGGCAGCCATTACGGCAACCGCAACGATTACCGAGGGACCAGCTAAAAAAGCGAAAAAAAAGCCGAAAAAAAAGCGCGCTATGGGTGGACCAGTATTTGCCGGAGAGACCTATTTGGTTGGAGAGCAAGGTCCGGAAGTTTTCACCGCGCAACAAAATGGCACAATCTTACGCAATGGCTCAATGGGTGGCGTCAACATTACGATCAATGGGGCAGTGGATCCAGAGGGTACCCGTCGCCAGCTTGAAAAGTTATTTCAATCGTCAGCTCGTCGCACCGGTGCAGTGAACTTCCAAGGCTCGGTATTGTGACCGCCTACGCTCCTAATCCTGTCGTCACTTTTGGCGGAAATATAGTTTATTCAGAGCAGACGATTGCGGACATCTCTATCAATATGGGACGATCCGATGTCATTGAGCCAGTCCAAGCCGATTTTGCTCGCATCGTTTTATGGACCCCGTCCGACACACCCCTAGACGTTGGGTTATCCCAGTCCGTAACGGTAAGCGTAGACAAGGGAACCACCGGAACGGCTACGATTTTCACCGGTATCATCTCCGACATTGACATATCCCTAGCGCAATACGGGGACATCGGATCCATCGCGGAGTATTCAATAACCGCCGTCGGTCCACTAGCTCAACTTAATAAAGCCCTAGCAGGTGGCGCAGGGTATCCCAAGCAATTCGACGGAGATCGTATCTATTCGATCCTCACCGAAGCATTTTTGAAGCAATGGGACGACCTAGCCCCGACGCTTACATGGAACGCGTTACCTAACGGAGTCCAGTGGGACCAGTTTGACGGCGTCAATCAAGTAATTGTCGACAATCTGGCGACCTCAATAGATCGTCCGGGAGTCTATGAGCTCACCGCATACTCTGACGGATTTACTAACGCCCTTACACTTTGTCAAGATGCAGCTCAATCAGGTCGTGGGGTCTTTCATGGCTCCGGAGATGGGATCCTGCATTATCACGACTACGCCTCCCGGGTAACCTCACCGGTCATCACTTTGACCGCCGACGACCTTTTAACCGATGGCCTACAAACCGCCGCCCAATGGTCCGAGATCGTCAACGACGTAATCATCACCTACAAAAACGATCAGGAAAAGCAAGCCCGGGACGAGACCTCGATCTTGTCTTATGGTCAACTATCCGGAACCCGTAGCACACAGCTCGAAAACGGCGTCGACGCACAAGCTCAAGCGGACGATTTCCTAGAGTCTCGGGCATACCCACGCGTCTATCCGGAGTCTTTTACCGTTGCCCTGCATAATCCAGAGGTTTCGGATGCTACGCGTGACGCTTTACTAATTGCCGAAAATGGCACCGCAATCGTCACCGACGAATTGCCCGCAGTATTTGGGACCAGTTTCAAAGGATATCTAGAGGGATATAATTGGAGACTAACAAGATACGAAGCCTACATCGACCTAATTTGCTCGGCACAATCCGAGACATATAGTTCGGTAATTTGGCAGCAAATACCGCCTGATCTAACTTGGGCGGCGTATAATCCTAGTACGAGATGGAGTGATTTATAGATGGCAACAACAACCCCGAATTATGGTTGGGACGTCCCTACCTCAACCGACTACGTCGCCGATGGAGCGGTTGCAATTGAAACGCTTGGCGATGATATTGATGCAACTTTATACACCGCTTTAGGTGGCGCATACCCGGGCTTACGTTTAATCAAAAAACAAACGATCGGATCGGGTGTTTCGTCTGTAACTGTGACGGATGCTTTTAGTGCTACATACGAAAATTACAAAATTTTAATTTCGGGTGGTAGTGCTAGTTCAAATACAAATATGACTTTTCAATATGGCGCTACGGCTGGAACGAGTTACAAGTTTGTTTTAATCTATGCGGACTATAACAACACACCCAAATCGTTAGGTAGCACTGGTACAAGCGGATTTACTTATGGTGGAAACGCTACAACTAACGGATTATCCGCTTTAGTTGAAGTTAATTCGCCATTTTTAACAAAAAATACAAGAGTAAGGTCAGACTGGTTTAGTCCAACAGAGGCGGGCGTATTGTCTGGAATTATAGACACTACCTTATCGTATACATCTTTCACTTTTAATACTGGGGCAATTACTATGACTGGCGGAACAATTTACGTTTACGGATATGGAGCAAGTTAAATGGAAAAGCTTTTAATTCAAATTGATGATGAAGTCCGTGAAATGACGGACGAGGAATTTGCTCAATATCAAGAGGATTTGGCTAACGCGCCAGCACTACTAGGAGAGGCCGAATAATGGCATTACCAACAAAGTCCGGGGTCGTCACTTGCCCTTGGGATAAAAAAGGCAAGGCATGGAAATCAGGTCGTCACGGCGGCATTGATTACAAGGCCGCAGTCGGAGCCGAAATCTATGCGATCGCAGACGGTAAAATCGTTTATCAGGGTCGCGGAGCCGGATGGGGTGCCAGCTACGGCATTCATGTCATCGTGCAGCATGGCGATCACCGAGTAGTCTACGCGCACCTCTCAAAGCTTCACGCAGGAAACTTAAAAGATAAGACCGTCAAAGAGGGCGAATTGATTGGATACGCAGGTGCGACCGGAAACGCTTTCGGTCCTCATCTACATCTTGAAGCTCGTAAAGCACCTTACAAATACAACGTCGACGCAGTCGATCCGGGACCACTTGTAACACCTAAGACCGAATCAGGGCCAGCCGAAAAGGAATCAAAACCAAAAGGATAGGCCCTAATGAAATTACCTAAGACAGTCGCATACGCTCTGATCGCCTTTATGGCAGCATGGCAGGCGACAGACTTTCAGCTAGATTATCGCGCCGTTATGGGCTCCATCGTTGCCGGCTTGATGGGTTGGTTAAACCCGGGCAAAAACGCAATCGAGGAATCAGCCGAGGACGTTAACTCCGAAGCATGAGACGGCTAATCGTGGCCGTACTTGTCGCAGCTTCATTGGTTGCAGCAGGTACGGCGCGAGCTAGTACCGAGTCCCCACAATGGAAAACCGAACGTCCCCAAGTCGTTGGCAACAAATGGACGACTTTAACTTTTGACGAGGGTTCGGCGATGCCATCGCGGACCGGACGAGCTCTTTACTCGGTACAGGTGCGTATCGATTGCACCGGTAAGACCAAGCCCAAATACATTAAGATCCGCTTGTCACGCATTAAGCCAGACGGCTCACGCGATACAACTGGGACAAATACTTGGGTATGGACTAAACGGGGTCCTAGTGTCTTTTACGCCTCTCACATGTGGCAAATAAAGGCGATTCATCCAACCGAGGCGCAGATCAGGATCGTTGGGGGTAGTTGTAAAACGGTTACTACTCGTCAGTTTAAACTCTGGCAGCCATGAAGCGAAGCGGACGTCTAGCCCTGACGGCTTTCATCGTGGGGTTTTTAATGCTCATTAGTCCGAGCCCGGTTTATAGTGCCGAAATAGCACCCGTCCAAGCCTCGATCACTTGTGCCAATTTAGCGGGTGAGGTTAGGACTATTCCAACCGGATGGGATCCTCGTAATCGTTATTTTGAGGGCAAGGGCGACATCGCTCGATTATTTTGCGAGGGTGGTCATGCTGGAACTGGCTGGACCATCTATGTCTCGGATACTTTAGACCCGCAAGATCCGCGCAGGTATTACAACGGCATCATCCCAACGCCAGAGCCAACGATTGAGCCGACTCCAAGCTTAGAGCCGACACCTACCCCGGAACCCGAGCCGACACCATTGCCATCACTTACAGCCGAACCGGAGCCAACTATCGAGCCTACTTTGACGCCAGTAGAGCCAATACTAAGCGAACCAACTCCCGAAGCTCTTGCAACGCCGACACAATTACCACCGCCGCCAGTAACGCAAGAGATACCCCCAACGCCAACACCAACACCATCAGCCGAGCCAACATCCGAACCAACTTCATCGCCTACA